CCTATCAGTATCAGCCCGGCGTATGGCTGGAGGAGCAGGAGGCCAACTGTGCGAAAAACGGCTTCCACTGCGCAAAGAACCCGTTGGACTGCCTGAGCTACTATCCGGACTGGGACAGCTCCCAGTGCTGGATCGTAGCGGTCGGCGGGGACATCGATGAAGATAATCGCGACTCAAAGATATCCTGCACGCGGATCCGGCTCCTGAAAAGGCTCAGCCTCGAGGAGTTCGTGGCAGAAGCGTGTCAGTACATGATCCTCCATCCAAAGGCCAGGATAAACAGCCAGGTGAGACGCGGACCGGCGGAGGCAGGGGGAAATCACTTCGTGATCGTCCGCTGTGAGGAGCCTGCCGGCAGAGGGGGAGAAGGTGATGTGATCGGCCTCCTGAAGGAGAATCCTCTGACTGGATCTATCTATGCGGGAAATGTGTTTACCGTCGGCACACCCGCCCACAAGGCAGGAACCTGGTACAACGTCTTCGGGGAGGAGGTGGAGCGGGATGCGTAAAAGATATGTCCTGCAGTCAGAGCCCTGTCCGCCGCCTGAGAACGATGCTATACGGCTCCGGGACGGTTGGTATGGCAATCCGAGAATCGCCTATACGATTGCGAAGGCCCAGCTGCTCTATGCCGACTCCAATCAGGATTACACTATCCTGAACATCGACATATACCGCAGCGGGGAGCTGAAAGCCCGGTACTTCGCAGACAAGTACGCGGAGTCCCACAGGTGCCTGATCCTGCGGACTGGAGAGTGGAAACAGCTTTGCATGCAGAATGTGGCGAATGTAGCAGCCGGCATGCGGCCGAACTATACAGAGACCAACTACTATGCGGATTATGAGCGGTGGGAGTACGACACTGACGAGGACAGGGAGTGCGTGCGCGGTTATCTGGGAGAAGACGTGCAGTACTGGGAATCCAGTCTGCAGAGCGCCAGGAGGTATAAGCAGCTGAATAACAAACAGATCAGGATCAATGCACTGATGGCAGAGGCGGTCCCGCCTGTCCCGGAGGACTTTTACAGGTGGATCCATGAGGACGTCTTCGGGCAGAGGCACCTTTTCCAGAAAAAATGCCGGAAGATGACGCGGATGAAGTGCACAGCCTGCGGCGCCGAATGGAACAGGAAGAAAGCTGTGGGGATCGGCATGAAGGCCTGCCCGAAGTGCGGCAGGACCGTCAGGGCCACCTACAAAAAAGAGGAAAAGGGCGCGGAGAAATCCCTGTACCTGCTGCAGCCCTGCAGGACAGGAAAAAGGTGGATTGAAAGATACTTCCGTGCATCGTGCGTGTGGTCTCCGGAGCATATCAGCCAGGTGCAGCTCAGCGAGCTGATCAGGGTGATCGTGCCGGATGGAGAGACGTGGGGCGAATGCTATTACCAGGACGGCCCGGACGGCAGGGGGAATATGCTGTGGTGGGATGCCAACCATCACAGCAGGAGGATGGTGACAGGGTACCTGTACCCGGGGACGCTCCCGCAGATGCGCAGCCACTGGCCGGATAAGCTTGTCCACAGCGGCATAGACATACTGGCAGGAAAGGGAGTCGGGTTTAACGTAAACTACATGATCATCGACTGGCATGCGGAGGCCTGCATGGAGTACATCATCAAGGGCGGGTTTTACAGGCTGGCTGCGGAGATGATCGGCGGTCACTATTCCTACTGTGGATCCGACTACAAAGTAGACATTACAGGCGGGAACCCGCAGGAAGCCTTTCGTCTCACTGCTGACAGGGTGAACCGCCTCCGCCAGATGAACGGAGGGATGACGGTCCTGGGCTGGCTGCAATATGAGCAGACCATTGGGAGAAAGATCTCACAGACGAACCTGATCGAAGCGGACAGGCACGGCATACACTGCAATGACCCGGATGTGTGGAAGATCCTGTCCTATGTGCGGTCACCGGATGTCTTTCTCAACTACCTCAGGAAACAGGCGAAGCTGCAGAAGATATCCCGCCGGCAGGTGATCAGTGACTGGGTGGATTACCTGGATATGGCCAGGAAGCAGAAGCTTAACCTCTCTCACGCACTGTTTTACAAGCCGAAGGACCTGAAGAAGGCGCACGACGCCTGCGTAAGGAACGCGCAGCAGGTGGAACTGAGGGCAAAGGCAGAGGGGATCCTGAGCCGCTTCCCGGACGTCGAGAAGATCCTGCACTCCATCCGGGACAAGTACAGCTATGACGGAGACCAGTTCAGCATTGTTGTTCCTGCGGATATCGTGGACATCATCCATGAGGGCAGGGCCCTGGGCCACTGCATAGATTCCACGGACAGGTATTTTGACAGGATCCAGAACCACATCACCTATCTGGTCTTTCTGCGCAGGAGAGACCGGAAGGATGTCCCGTACTACACCCTCGAGATCGAGCCGGGCGGAACGATCCGCCAGCAGAGGACGACCGGCAACAACCAGAACAAGGCGGACGTGAAGGAGTACACGCCGTTTATCCATGAGTGGCAGAGGGTGGTCAGGGACCGGATCAGCGACGAAGACAAACAGCTGGCCGAGATCAGCCGGCAGACGAGGATCCGGGAATACCAGGAGCTGCGAGACAAGCAGGAGAAGGTCTGGCGCGGGGCGCTGGCCGGCAGGCTCCTGGTCGACGTTCTCGAGGAGGATCTCATTGAAGTGGTATAAGAGGAGCGGAATATGAACTACGTGCAGATGACACTGAATGACTGGCTGGAGATGAAGCAGTCATTGGAGAGGGAACTCAGCAACCTCAAGACGGGATTCATCCGCGTGGGCTACTGCCTGCGCCGGATCGAGGACAGCAGAGGGTATGAACAGGACGGCTATAAGAGCGTCGCGGAATTCGCAAAAGCGGAATATGGCCTGAGCGCCTCGACGGTCAGCAGGTTCATGGCTATAAACGAGAAGTTCTCCATTGACGGTTACTCGGAAAGACTGGATCCCAAATACATTGGGTTCCGCCAGAGCATCATGGGAGAAATGCTAGGCTTACCTGATCAGGATCTCGACCTGGTGACGCCGCAGACATCCCGGCAGGACGTCCGGGAGCTGAAGCAGTTCAACCGGCAGGAGCCGGAGAAAGGCGTCGCGGATGATCTCAAAGACCTGATCGAGAACTATTTTCGTGAGAACAGGGACGAGCTCAATGAGATCTATAACGGCAGGGGGACACCTGTACAGGAGATCCTGAACCCATCCGGGAACAAAGTATACCGCAAAGGCATGTACATGCTGTTCTTCTACACGGACTGTGTGAAGACAAAGAAGTTCGGCGGGGATACAGCCTCATACAGCTGGGAAGAGTTCAGGGACCTGATTGACGGCATCTTTGGAGCATTTGCGAGCCCGGACACCTACTCCAGTTACTTTGAGGGCATGTCACTGGAGGACGGACAGGAGCTGCCGGCAGAGACGGCGCCGGAGCCGGAAGGACCGGAACCGGAAGAAAATGCCCGGCCTGATACGGAAAATGCCCAATCTGAACGGGAAGCTGTACGGGATGAGCCGAAAGAAAAACCGGAAGAGGCAGAGGGACAGGAATCGGCAGAGGGAGCGGCGCCGGAGCCCATGGAGATGGAGGGCGCCCCGGCAGAGGGATCCGGAGAGGGAGATCTGCCGGAAGAAACCGTTGAAGAGCCGGCAGAGACAATTGCGCCGGCGCAAATCATGCCGGAACCCGAGGCGCCGCCAGAGGAGGAACTGTCTCCGGAAGAGAAGAGAAGAAAGGAAAAGTACTATGGCCTCATGGCATCCGCCAGGGGAAAACTGGAAGAGATCGAGAAAAGCTTCACGGAAAGTGCATGGAGCAGGATGTCCGAGCAGGCTCTGCAGCTGAACTTTATCGCGAATGAACTCAAAACGGTGCAGGGAATCATGGAGCAGAACCGTCGAAATATATAAAAGAAACAATCTAATAAGTAGAAACAGGAACCCAGGCACATAGGTGCCTGGATATCTTTTACCACCGACCAACGCGCAGCGCCGCGTTTTTACCAGTCCATAAGCTGATTAAACTTAGGCACAGAGGAGGCTGAAATGCACATCCGAAGGAAGTACAGAATGAGGAACAGCATAGAGGTGTGTGAGTTTAATTCAGCAAAATGCCCGGGCAAGGAACGGCAGCGGCGGCCGAAAGAAAAACCTTCGAGTGAACGGATCCTGAAGAACAACCAGAGAAGGAAACAGAGAGAAGCGGGCAGGATGGTGGAGGAGTACTTCAACGAGGACGACCTGGTCATGACACTGACATTCCGGAAGGAACTGAGACCGGAAGGAATGCAGGAGGCAAAGAAGATATTCAGGGACTTCGCTAACTACATCCGGAAGGAGTATCGCAAGAGGTACTACGAACTTTTCTGGATGCGCAATATTGAGGTGGGAAAGAAGAACGGCTGGCACATCCATGTGATCGTGAACCGGATCGAGGGAGCGGAGTTTCTGATCAAGGACTATTGGAGACAGTTCGGCGGAGTGTTTGTACAGTACATGCAGGACCTCAGGGACCAGGGCAAGGACATCGGCGAGTACATCTCAAAGGGGCCGATCACCTGCGACAGGGTCACCGAGTCGTCCTGGAGCCACTCGCGCAACATCAAGAAGGTTGAGGGTGAGGACTTGATCATCACAGGCCACGCAATGACAGACAGGCCGCGAGTCCCGAAAGGGTGGTATCTCGATAAAAACAGCGAGTACAGCGGCGAGAATGCGGATGGGTATCCCTTCCGGACATACACGCTGCGAAGGCTTAAGCCGATCAGGAGAGAACACAGGATGTCGAAACGGAAGATACAGGCGATGGAGAAGAAAAGATGCAGGAAGAAATCAGCAGAGAATTCGTCAAGAAAATCGGCGAAGAAATCTGCACGGCACTGAATGGCGCCAAGGTAGATTTCGTCGCTCACAGGGAGTCGTGGATCATTGTCCATGACAAAGGACAATGCCCCAGACTGGAGAAGTCCAGGTACTTCAGCTTCATCGACAGGGCGCGGGAATGGTTGACAGATCAAATCGATGTCACCTGCACGACTGCGGAAGCCGAACGGGCGGTGCAGGCCTATATTCGGGACACACTCGGCATGCGGCGCTATGAGCCGGGTACGGCGGACCCGGCAAGCCTTTTGGAGGTGTGGGCATGAACCGGCCTGCCACATCTCACGAGCACACGGATACCTCCGGCCCGCTGCGGGAGCTGGCTTTCCCAAAGCGTCCCGCGAAGAAAAAGCCCCGCAGGCACGCGGCACACAGCATCCTGCAGGCTGACCGCGACAGGCGGCGGTGCTGGCTGTGCATGCAGCTCCGGCATGATTACAGCGAACATGCAGAGGGGACGCTCCACAAGCATCACGTATTCATGGGCCCACTCCGCAGACTCAGCGAGGCAGAGGGATTTTATGTCTGGCTGTGCCCGGAGCATCATACAGCCGGCAGGGATGCCGTGCACATGAATCATGCAGTGTGCCTTAAACTGCAGAGGCAGATGCAGCAGGTGTATGAAAAAAGCCACACGCGACAGGAGTTTATACGGCTGACCGGAAGGTCATACATTTAGCGGGGAAAAGGAGAATGCAGAAAACTGGAAGGCAGGAAAAGATAGACTATCTCAGCAGGGCGATGGACGCACACGATGAGCGCGTTTCGATCGATGGGTATATCTCCATATTGCGGGAAAGGATGACAGGTGTAAAAGGGATCAGCTACGAGGACGCGGATATGCCCAGAAGCAGGAACACAAAGACAGATCTGTCTGACTATGCCGCCAGGATCGACAGGGAACTGCGGAGTTATAAGAGGGCTGCACAGAAGGAGAAGAAAGCCAGAAGGGATGTGCAGAACTGCATCAGGGCTCTGGCCGTGAAGGAAAGAAAAGAACCGGACGAGAGGACACGAAGAAAGATCAGGCAGGAACAGAGGCTGTTAGAGCTCCGGTATCTGGACTACCTCAAATGGGAGGATGTGGCTGCGGCGATGAGCTACGAAAGAGCACAGACATTCCGGGTGCACACAAGAGCACTGGACAGGATCACGCTTCCCGCCGGATGCGAGACGACATGAGTGAAACATGGTACTGCATGATACTATAACGGCTGATAAGATGATAGTGTCCGCATCAGGGCAGACGCAAGGAAGCCTGCACAGGGCGTGAGCCAGTCGGCAAAGATAGCGGAGCTCATGGAAAAGTTCATACAGGAACGCTCACAACAGTGAACAGAGGGGACAGCGCACACGGCTGTCCCCTTTTGTGTAGGCAAAAGGGAAGACGAAATGCCGATCTATGTCAGGTGCAGCCGGTGCGGGAAAAGGACCCCGGCCGGAACTAAATGTTCCTGCGGAACATACAGACACCGGGAATATGATATGCACCGGGACAGCAGGAGCAAGGGGTTCTATGACTCCGAAGATTGGAGGAGAACAAAGCAGAGAGTGCTCGACCTTGACGGGATGGACGTGTATGAATACATGACCACCGGAAAGATAATAGCAGCAGATACAGTGCACCATGTCATCCCTCTCAGAGATGACTGGTCCCTTCGATGTGATCCAACCAACCTCATGTCGCTCTCGACCTCGACGCACTCGCGCATCGAACAGGAATACAGACGAGACAAGCGCAAAATGATCAAAAAACTCTCTGCAATGCTCCAAAAATTTCGCGATCTGAACACCCAGGGGGGTATCTGAAAAGTTTTCGAGACCGGCCCCAGACCGCGCCAGTCCTTTTCCTTACGCGAATTTGTAAAAACGTTTTTCCATGGGATTGGAAAGAGTACCTAATTTTTATGCAATTCAGCTGAATTGTGCGACGATTCAATCCGGAAGCCTTGTTTTTATTGGCTCTCAGCCGGATTTTTTGAGAAAAATGGCCAGACCGAGAAAATTGTTGAAAAACAGCACTGGAGATTTGACCGAACAGCGGCGGATCCGGAAGGAGGCGGAGGAGGCGCAGCTCATGGGCATGCCCCGTGACCTGCTGGAAGAAATGCCGTCTGAGCTCCGCGACAAAACAGCCCGTGAAACATGGGACAGGATCCTGCCGGACATCCTCCGGGAGGAGACGACCTGCAACCTGGACCGGGACAATGTGATCATGTACTGCAATGCCTGGAGCGAGACCATGGAGGCCCAGCGGAGGCTGAAGCGCAACAAGACCGATGACGACTATCAGGAACTGTGGCGCCGCCGGCTGAAGGACGCCAGGGCCGAGTGCAGACGCTACGGCAGACTGATCGGCATGGACGCTTCGTCCCGGCTGCAGAGGGCCAGCACCAAGGTCGACGCAGAGGATGAGCAGATCACGGCCATGTTCGGAGGTATCTGACGATGACGATCCTGGAGGAGCTGATCCAATATGCGCAGGACTGCGTCTCCGGAGAGATCATCAGCTGCAGGAAACATAAGTGGGCATGTGAGAGATTCCTGCGGGATGTGGAACACATGCGGACGGACTCAGAATTTCCGTACACATGGAACGAGGAACGCGCCAACGAGATCGTGGTCTGGTTCTCCATGCTCCGCCACCGCACCGGCATCCTGGCCGGGCAGCCAATCAGGCTGACGACCTGGCAGAAATTCCGGCACTGCCAGCTGTACGGATGGCGCAGGAAGGCGGACGGCCGCAAGCGTTTCACCAAGACATTCACGGAGGTGGCCAGAAAGAACGCCAAGTCACAGGATGAAGCGGGCATTGCCCTGTTTGAGATCTCCGTCGAGGCATCCCGCCATGGTGAGATCTATGAGTATTACACAGCCGGCGTAAAGAAGCAGCAGAGCAAGATCGTCTTCGACGAAGCCAAGTACATGCTTTCCGGGTCTCCGCTCCGGCGCCGCTTCCATATCACCCGCACCGAGATCAGCCACAAGAAGACCGGAAGCTACATCAGGGCCCTGTCCAAGGATGACGGACAGAACGGTGACGGCACGAACCCTGCGGGCCTGGTCCTGGATGAATACCATGAGCATCCGAACACGGATTTCTACGACCTGTACATGGGCGCGAACGCCCAGGAACCGCTCCTGATGATCATTACGACAGCCGGCAGGAACCTGACCTATCCGGCCTACACGCAGGAGTATAAGCTGTGCTCCAAGATCATCGACCCTAACGTCGATATGGAGGATGATTCCTATCTGGTAGACATCATGGAGCTGGATCCGGAGGATTACGAAAACCTCGATAACCTGGACAATGAGGACCTGTGGCATAAGGCCAACCCGATCCGCATGTCCTATGAGGACGACCGGACCAAGATCCGGGACGCCTACAAGATCGCCAGGGAAGTCCCGGAGAAGATGACTGCATTCCTCACCAAGATGATGGATGTCTGGGTGCAGGCCAGGGAGTCCGGCTACATGGACATGGCCAAATGGAAGGCCTGCGAGGTCCGGGAGATCCCGGTCGACACCAGAGGCATGCAGGTCTATGTCGGCTTCGATATGTCCTCCAAGATCGACTTGACCTCCGTGTCCTTCGTCATCCCCTTCCAGACGGAGGAACTGGACCACAACGGGGAACCGGTCGTGAAGTACATCCTCAGTACGCACAGCTTCATCCCCAACAGGGAGAAGCTTGTGGAGCGCACCCGGCGGGACCATTTCGACTATGAGATGTGTGAGAGACTGGGCTTTTTGTCTGTCACGGACACGCCGATCGTGGACCAGTCCTATGTCATGCAGTACGCGATCAACACCTGCAAGCTGATGCAGTGGGAGATCCAGTGCCTGTGCTTTGACCCGGCGAATGCGTCAAAGATCATGATGGATCTGTCGGCAGAGGGCTACGACGTCGAGGAAGTCTACCAGAGCCACAAGTCCCTGAACGAGTCCACACAGGGCTTTAGGGAGCAGGTCTACTGCGGGAACATCATCTACACCTACAATCCGTTGCTGAACTTCGCCATGTCCAATGCCGTGATCCGTCAGAGCCAGGGCCTGATCAAAATCGACAAGGACGCGACCATTCAGCGTATCGACCCTGTTGACGCCACACTGGCAGCATATAAGCTGGCCATGTATCACACATTCACCGGAGGCAAGCTGGCAGACATCGACCGCTTCCTCGAAATGGAGATATAGACAGATGGGAAAGAAAGGCAAGAAGGCCAAGAAGGGCAAAGAGAAAGAAAAGCGGGCACCTACCAGAAACAGTGAGTCCATGTTCTACGGAGACGGCGCCGAACAGCTGATGAACTGGCTGGGCATCGGTTCAGCCAAGGAAGCGCTTTCAGAGGTGACTTACTTCACCTGTCTGAAAAAGCTGTCGGAAGCCATCGGCAAAATGCCGCTCAAGTACTACCAGGAAACTGAGGACCGCGGGAAGGTCCGCCCCCCGCTGACCAATGCGGGGCGTCTGATGACGGTCCGGCCCAATCCCTACATGACGCCGGCAACGCTCTGGACGACCACGGAGTTCAACTGCCAGCACTACGGCAACGGCTATATCTGGATGCAGACAGCCTACCGGCCGGAGACCTTCGGCGGCGGCTTCGAGGTCATCGGTATGTACCCGATGGCTCCGGAGAACGTGACCGTCTGGATGGACGATGCCGGGATCTTCGGCGGAGTCGGGAAGCTGTGGTACCAGTACACGGACCCGAAGTCCGGCCAGTCCTACATGTTCCGGGCGGAAGAGGTCCTGCACTTCAAGACCTGGTATTCCAAGAACGGGATCACCGGGGAGTCGGTCCGGAGCATCCTCCGGGACACCATCGGAGGCGCTTCGGCCCAGCAGGAGGCCCAGAACAAGATGTCCGAGCAGGGCGTCACGGCAGCCATGGTCATGCAGTACTCGACCGATCTTGACGATGCGCGTGTCAAAAAGCTGAAAGCGAAGTTCGCGGACCAGCTGACATCCCCGCAGAATGCCGGCAAGGTGGTACCGATCCCCCAGGGCCTGACCCTGCAGCCCCTCAATATGTCCATGGCGGACAGCCAGTTCTATGAGCTGCGCAAGTACAGTGCCCTGCAGATCGCGGCGGCCTTCGGCATCAAGCCCAACCAGATCAACGACTATGAGAAATCCAGTTACAGCAGTTCAGAGATGCAGCAGCTGGATTTCCTTGTGGATACACTCATGTACCGGATCATCCAGTATGAGCAGGAGATCAACAGCAAGGTGATCACGCCGGCGGAACTGGATGAGAACAAATACTACAAGTTCAATGACCGTTCCATCCTGCGTGCGGATACAAACACGCAGATGACGGCTTTGACAGGAGCAGTAAACAATTTTATTTATAAGCCCAATGAGGCGCGTGACTATCTTGACCTGCCCAAGGCTGACGGCGGGGACAACCTGATCGGCAACGGGAACTTCATTCCTGTCCAGCTGGTCGGCACGCAGTACGGCGGCCAGGAAGGAGGAAACGATGGCGAAAATTAACATCCGCGGCGACATTGTCGTCAATGAATTCAAACGCTTTTATGACTGGCTCGGATGGGACTGCGTGTGCCCGCGTGACGTGCAGAATATCATTGATTCCGCCGCACATGATGAACCGCTCGACGTCTATATCAACAGCCCGGGCGGGATTGTGGAGGCCGGACAGGAGATCTACACCGCACTGCGCGGAGACCCCCGTGTGAACATCCACATTACAGGCCAGGCCTGCAGCGCTGCTTCCTTCATCGCCATGGCCGGACACTGCGACATCACACCTGTCGGGCTCATGATGGTCCATTGCGCATCCATGGGGGACGTCAGCGGCAACCACAACGACATGGAGCGGGCTGCCCAGTGCCTGTCCGCCACAGACAGCGCGATCGCCGCAGCATATGCGGAGAAAAGCGGCATGTCTGTCAGGGACGCCCTCAAACTGATGGAAAAAGAGACCTGGCTCACAGCCAACCAGTGCGTCGGCCTGAAGCTTGTGGACGGGATCACGCCGGAGACGGCACCGACAGCCCAGATCTCAGCATCCTTCGGCGGCATCCGTCTGACGCAGGAAGACATGGAGAAAGTCAATAAGGAAATCGAAGAGGAAAAGGCACAGAAGTCCCGCAAGGCGGCGCTCCTGGAGGACCTGGACTTCTTCGGTGTGTAACAGATCTACCATACAGCAACAGTGATGTCCGTCCTGCGGCAGCGGAAAAAGGATAGAACGATAAGGCATGAAAGGAGAACAATATGCCGAAAGAACTGCTTGAACTGCTTGACAAGATCAATGCAAAGAAGAATGAAGTGAAGAACCTCGCCCAGCAGGGCAAACTCGACGAGGCAGAGGCCGCCAAGAAGGAGCTGGTCGAGATGCAGCGCCAGTTCGACATCATGAAAGATCTTTATGACAGCGAGCGCCCGGTCGTCAATACCGCCCACACGCCCCAGCAGCCCAATGCCCCGCCCGCAACCGGCCTGATCCCTGCGGAAGAGCCGCATGATTCTACGCATGAATTCGCAGAGGCAGCGCGTAACGGTTTCCGCACCAGCAACATCATGAGCGAAGGCTCTAATCCGGATGGCGGCTATACCGTCCCGGAGGACATCCAGACCCAGATCCAGCACTACAAGGAGGCCAATGCAGAACTCCGCAGTCTGGTATCCGTCGAGTCCGTGCGTACCAACAAGGGAGCCCGGACCTATCAGAAGAAGACTCAGGTCACTGGTTTCAAGAAGGTCCTCGAGAACGGAGCCCTTCAGGAGATCGCCGGGCCCAAGTTCGAGCGCGTTACCTACACCATCGAGGATTACGGCGGATACATGCCTGTGACCAACGACCTTCTTGCAGATTCTGACGCCAACATCACCAGCGAGATCACGGCATGGATCGGCAGGAATGCGGTCCAGACCGACAATGCGGAGATCCTGTCTGTACTCAAAGACAAGGAAGCCACAGATCTGGCCGACCTCAAGGGCATCAAGAAGGCCATCAATGTGACTCTCGGCCAGGCCTATCGCGCTGCAGTCCGGATCGTCACAAATGACGACGGCCTGAACTGGCTCGACACTCTGGAAGACCAGAACAAGAGGCCTCTCCTCAACCCCAACCCTACCGAGCCCAATGCGGTCCAGCTCCGTGTCGGTGCGACCGTTGTCCCTGTGACGGTGATTCCCAATCAGATCATGCCTTCTGAGGATGTCTATACCCTGACCAGTGATTCCAGCGTCAAGGCCTCCAAGACCTATTACACCCGCACAGGATCCGGCACTGACGAGAGCCCTTACGTCTACACTGTCGTGGAAAATCCTCAGACTTCCGCCATCGCGACATATTATGAGAAGAGCGGCCAGCAGATCCCGTTTGAGATCGGTGACCTCAAGGAAGCTGTAAGGATCTTTGACCGCCAGCAGACCAACATCCTGGCTTCGAATGTCGCGTCCGTGACCGGCTACAATGCCTTCGAACAGCGCGGCATGCTGTTCCGCGCAGATGTCCGTGCGGACTACAAGGCGATCGATACAGACGCCTGGGTACACGGATACATCGAGCAGGACGCGTGATCAGAGAGGATTGAACCATGGCTATCAGCTTAGAACTGCTTAATCTAGTCAAGGCGCGATGCGGAATCCCCGAGATCGTGACCGTATACGATGAGACAGAGCTGAAGCCCCTGATCCTGGACGCACTGGAAGACATGAAGACTGCAGGGGTCCCGGAGTGGATCCTCGAGGACAAGGGGGACGAAACAAACCCCCGAGTCCTCACAGCGGTCTGCATGTATGTCCAGGGGATGCGGGGATCAGACAGGACAGACACTGCACTGTACATCCGATACTACCGGAACAAGCTCCGCAAGCTGATGCTGGAACCGGATGAGCAGGAAGGATAGGAGAGACCATGTGGGTAACATCGATCACCCTGGTCAGGTACAAAGAGGAGGTACAGGATTCCGCGGGATTTGTGTCTGATGATACCGACACAATCACTGGAATCCCCGCAAACCGCCTCGATACGACCCGCAATGATGAGATGCTGGCCAATGAACTCGGATACACCGCGGACGTCGTCATGGAGGTCGAAGCGGCCGTATACAACGGCCAGAGCTCCTTCATGGATGAAGCAACGGGAGACTGGTACGACATCCGCCGGACATTCCGCAGGAACAAGTCGAACCGCATCCAGCTGACGGGAGAACTGAGGGAGCATGGGAAGATTTGATGTACATTCGGATGACCTCGACAGCCTCATGAAGGATCTGTCAGCCCTGGAATTCGCCGCACTGGCCCCCAGGATGCTGGAGGAAGCTGCACCGATACTGCAGGGCAATATCGAGAAGCACAGCGCCGGACACAAGGACACCGGCAGCATGGTGGGATCTATCAGTCCCAAGAAGGTGACGAGAGGAGCGACCGAATACCGCATTTCTGTCAGGCCTACAGGGACCGACAGCAAAGGCGTCAGAAATATGGAGAAGATGTGTTACCTCGAGTATGGCACGGAAAAGCAGGCCGCCACGCCCGTTATGGGCCCTGCTGTAGCCGAATCCGAGGAACCTGTCTATGAAAAGATGCAGGAGATCTTTGATCAGGAAACGGAGAAGCTGCAGATATGAACGTATTCGAGAAGATCCATGCCGCGGCGGACAGCATCGGCATTTATTCATGTCCGGATGTGAAAAGCGAGAAAATGAAGCGGTCCACATGGATCACTTATAACATCTCCTATGAGCAGGGCCGGATATACGGTGACGATACTGCCCACGACAGAGTCACAGCGGTTCAGGTTCACCTTTTCCTGCCAAAGAAGGAAAACTTCTTCTACACCCGCAGGCTCCTCCGGGACGCACTGATCGCACAGGGCTTCACTCATCCGGAAATGGTCAACAACTCTCTTGAAGGAAAAGAAAATGAGATCAGACACATCGTCTTTGAATGCCAGGACGATGAAGAAAGCGAGGAATAAACATGGCGAATATTGGCATGAGAAAAGTTTTCATCGCGAAACGCACCGACACCGGGACATATGACGTGACCGGCGGCCTGGAATCCTGCGGCCATGCTGTATCTGTCAACCTGACGCCCACATGGGCAGAGGGCCAGAACTACGGCGATGACATGCAGGTGGACAGCGACAGCGAGTTCGTTTCCGCGACTCTGGCGCTCGGCACGACCAATGTGCCCGCGCCCTTCCACAACACACTGTTCGGGAACGAAGTGTCCCAGGAAGGTAAGACGATCACCCACAACAAGGATGATGAGCCGCCCTTTGTTGGCGTCGGCTTCATCGGCGTCGAGAAGGTGGACAATGTCCGCACCTTCGTCGCGTCCTTCCTGCCCAAGAACAAGTTCAGGGAGCCTGACAGCACGCTGAACACCAAGACCAACAGCATCACCTACAGTAATCCGACAATCAACGGGACCGTGTTCGCAGAGGACAATGGT